CATGAACGCTTATTTACTATTACACATGATAGCTACATCTTGCACACTCCCAGAGGTGATAGAGCGGTACTGAAAGATGACTGTGAACTGTACTTGACGATAGACCCTGCCATCTCAGAATCGCAAACAGCCGACTACATGGTTATTGGTACGTGGGCGAAAACACCGATTAAGGACATGCTTTTATTGGCAGTGCGTAGGGATCGTTGGTCCTACAAGGATCAACAGGACGAGGTTGAAGACGCATTTAACGAGGATTGTGCAGATTTTACTGCCGTTGAAACCGTTGCGTACCAGCATGCATTATTTCAAGACTTGCTGGCCAGGGGAATACCATGTAGACCGTTTAAGCCACAAAAGGATAAGGTGGCACGAGCTGCTAACGCGGCCATTTGGCAGGAAAACGGAAAACTGTACTTCCTGCATGGCGCATCCTGGTTAGTGGAACTGCGGAAAGAACTGTACAAGTTTCCAAAGACAAGCCATGACGATCAGGTAGACATGATTAGTCTGAGTAGCATTGTAGTACGCTCACAGGGGCCATTAAGTGATGATCGCTTAGGAGAAGATGATATACCAGACGCAATTGACGGGCCTGTTCCTGCTTCATTAGATGAGGATACGGAGCCTATGTTAGAGATTGTTGTGGCTACCCCTGCAAAGACAAGACAAATTGACCCGTTTGAATGGGCAGAGCGGTATGGAGGATGGAATGAGTAATATTTTAGCTGCGGATCTGTTGCAATCATTTCAATCTATCCGCTCTATGGCTGATTTGGATGCGCCTTTATTCTCAGTCAGTCCGGTAACATACATGCGTTTACAGTGGCTTAATCATTGCAGACGCGCTTATCCTATCGCTCCTCGCAAGATCCGTAAGTGTGCAGAGCGTTCTATTGCGAAACGTCGTAAGCAGGTTAGGGGACGCTATGAGTAGAGACAATACCTTATTGCAAGCCCCTGCCTCTGCACATTATAAAGAATGCGCAATAGAGCCTATCATTTACATAGAGGCAAATAATCTAGGCTTCCATTCTGGGAACGTTGTGAAGTACGTCACACGATGGAAACAAAAAGGCGGGTTAGATGACCTCGAAAAAGCACAATGGTACCTTAACCGTCTCTTAGAGCTTGCCAGAGAGGAGGCAGGAGTATGAACGCCTCCACAATACGGGAATGCACGCCAAAAGGGGCAGAGTACCGAACATTCATTATTACACAGGACGGATTAAATCCTTACTTATTGATAGCGGATCGAACGGGGGCAAAGGGGATAGATCTTTTTACCGGTCAATGCTTTTTTCAGCACAAGGTTGCAAGCAAAAAAATTGATATCATGTCTCACTTACATTCGGCTATTGGCTCTTGTCTGACAGTGCAGGAGGTCAAAGACATGTTGTTCTCTATGCTCGCTTACGAGCAGAGGGAGGAACAACTGCTATGAGCTTCAAGCAACGTGTACAGGCGTTCCTTCATCCTGCCAGAGAACAGAAAGTCAATCCTGCTTACCAAGGGCTCATCACCTATAGTACCGCTCCTCAACTCTTGCAGATGCCTAGGAATTACAAAGCCTTTGCGAAAGAAGGGTATGAGGATAACACTGTCTATAAATGCATCTCATATATTTCTCGTAATGGAGGCGCTATTCCTCCCAAACTCTATACAGACAAGACAAAGCAGAGGGAAATAGAGACGCATCCCCTATTAGACAAGCTCAATAATCCGAATGCAGAGCAAACAGGGGTGGCATACAGGGAGGCTTGTCTAGCGTATAAGCTCCTGACAGGGAATAACTATCAGTACTCTTTAAGGAAGGGTAGTGGCCCGCCCGATGAACTATGGACACTGCGACCAGACCTCGTCCAGATCCTAGCCAGCAAGCCACGCGGCATAGAGGGATATAAGTATGAGTACTTAGAGCAACCCATCCTACCTCAAAATATTGGTCATACAAAGTACTGGAATCCAAACAATGAAGTGTACGGTATTTCCCCGATTGAGATAGCAGCCATTTTGATCGATATGCAGATGCATACGCGTAAGTGGGATTTAGCGCTAGTGCAAAACTCTGCCAGACCGTCAGGGGCATGGACTACTCCAGTCCCATTAGGCAAGAACGAACGCAATAGGTTAGAGCAGAACCTTAAAGAAAAACTGCAAGGCGCTAGGAATGCAGGCTTGCCTCCAGTTCTTGATGCTGGTCTTACCTGGCAGTCGATGGGCTTACCCCCTGCTGAGCTTGATTGGTTAGAAAGCATCAAGTATAACGCCGTGTTGCTGGCAAATATTTATAATATTCCTCCTCAGCTGATAGGTGATACCAGTTCTTCAACTTATGCAAATGTGGATGAAGCGAAAATCGCGTCATACACAGAGGCGATATTTCCTGACCTTGACGATCTCTATGCACTTTGGAATATCTGGCTTCTGCCTATGTATCCAGACCTCAAAGGTGCTTATCTGTACTATGACAAGGATAGCGTAGAGGTCATAGCACGCGCTATACAGATGCAGAAGATTGCAGAGGGACAACGCGCCGTGACTGCATACCAATGGGGTGCGTGTACGCTCAATCAAGCCTTAGTACTTCAGGGGCTTCCTGAAGATCCACAGGGGAATGTGTACCGGATAGGCAATATCCTGGTACCAGCTGATAGTCTGCAAGAATTTGCACAGAAGTCTTTATCGGGACCAATCGTTCCTCCTTTTCAAGTCCCTGAACGAGGGGGAACACTACCGAACAATCAGACCGTAGAAGCTGCAAAACCCCCTGCACTGCCAGCGTCAAAGCCTCCAAAGAAGAGTAGTAAGGCTCTAGACTTAACCACACTTGAGCAAAAGCAAGCGCATTACGATGCTATGGCGGGCTTGCGTGGCAAGTGGCAAGTCAAGGCAGAAGTAGAGTTCAAAAAGTATTTCGCATCACAACAAAAGAGCGTGGTAAGTGCGGTCAAGCAAGCGGCTATTCCTTCCACTGCTATCTTGAGAGTAGAGACAGCTATCAAGCGGTCAAAGGATGAGGGACAGAAGCTATTATCGTCCCTCTATCAGGATGTAGTCATGGATACAAGCACGCATATTTCTGCACAGTTGCAAGAAGGGGAAGTAGGGCATGATAAAAAGGCTATTTCATCTCTGGTTGGTACATTTGGAGATGCTGTACTGGAGTATCTGGAATCGTTGGCAGGCTCGCAGATTAGCCAGATTGATAGTACAACGCTCAATGCAGTGCGATCGGCACTCACAGCAGGAGTACAAGCGGGGGAGGATGTACCGACACTCGCAACGCGGATCGATAGTTTATACCTATCCCAAATTACAGGAAGGGCAGCTACCATTGCACAGACGGAAGTCACGGCTGCAACCTCCTACGGTGCAATCCAGGCAGCAAAGCAATCAGCGCTTACCTTAAACAAGGTGTGGCTGGCTATTCCTGGACGGTTGACTGCAAGAGAAGATCATGAAGAGGCAGACGGTCAGGAGGTAGGGCTTGATGACGATTTTGAGGTGGGCGGTTATAAAATGGCACACCCAGGCGATCCGTCTGCCCCTGCCTCTGAGGTTTGCGGATGTTGCTGTACTGTCTTCTTTCGCAAGGTTGCAAGCCCCGAAAAACAAGCTCCGATACCCATTAGCAAAAGGCAACGTAGAGCGGAGTATCAGACATACATGAGGGAGGCATTAGGATGAAATACGGATTGATAGATCATGCATTGAAGATGGATACACGTGCATTATTTGGTCTGTATTTAGGCGGGATATGGATGCGTATTATAAAGTTTCGGCAGGTAAAAGAAATTATCGGGACTAAAATGAATAGACGAGTTTGGTTTCTTAATGGCTGTCGTTTAACGCATTTTTGTTATTGCCTTGAATTTGCACGCCGTCAGTATCAATTCATGCTTATGTATAAAGGGGAAGATGCATGACCAGGGAAACAAAAACGCTTCATTTGCCTGTCAAGGCTACTGGCATTACAACAAATGAACAAGGTTCTGAGTTTGGTCAGATTGAAGCCTACGGTGCCATCTTTAATAACATAGACGAAGGAAACGACCGGATACAAAAAGGCGCGTTTACCAGGACAATACAGAACAGCAAGTCACGCGCTAAATCACGGCAAACAAAATACATTTTGCCTATGCTCTGGCAGCACGATACGCACGAATTGATAGGGGGCTGGTATGGCATCTCTGAAGATCCTGAAGGCTTGCTATGTAAAGGTGAGATTGCACTAGCTACCCAACGGGGCAGGGAGTATTACGAACTTGCCAAGGCCGGTATGACCGACCAGTTCTCTATCACCTATGATGTACCAGCGGGCGGCGCGAAATACGATAAGTCAGGCGTTCGAGACTTAACAGAATTGCGTCTTTATAGTGTTGATCCTGTTACCTTTGCGATGAACGATACAACCTATCTTGTTGGTATTAAAGCCGCTCAAAAGGATAAGCCAGTGAATAAAGATAAAGACAAGAAAAAACAAACAAAGACCCTGATGGAGCACTATCAGGAAGAAATGTGTGAAGACTTGATGGAGGACTGGCAAGATGTCTATGTGTGCAGCCTGACAGGGGCAGTCATGGATGCTTTGACCATCGGGGATACAGCGGCTTCTGACATCGCGCAGGCACTAGATGATTTTAAATCGCTTGTGCTCGATAAGTTTGTAACGCAGGCTGTAGAGTGCGACTTGCCAGGCTATTTAGAATCGCGATCCTATAGTAGCTCTCCAGCAGACTATACCATGCAATACGGATCAGAAAGCAGACCCGCTACTAGTGGTGGATGGATGTCACGTCCTAACTCTAGCCTTGCAGGGAAGGCAGGCAGAGCCATTAGCGGGACCAATAGCGATACCATCCAATCATCGATCGATACTCTGCACAGTGTAGCCACAAAGGCTATGGCAGATATGAAGATGCATACAAAAGCTGTGCATACAGCAGCCGATGACCTTGCAACTGTTTTGCAAGGCAGTGAGGCTGCATATGGAACGGATGTAGGTAAACCTGATGCCGGTCAGGAGGGAAAGTCTGCTACCTCGTCTCAATACAAGACACGTAGCACACCTGAGCACTCATCTTCGCACGAAGATACTGCAATGGCTGAGATCACTTCTGCTCTGGCAAGTATCAAACGACTGAACACCGTTCGCTAACACAAGACAACTATTGTTACACGTAGACACATAAGGACAACAAGAAAAGATGCCAACATTAACAGATATTCTCAATGAAGTAAATACGCTTCATAAGGGCATTTCTGACCGGGTTGATACGCTTGATAAAGAGCAGAAGCAACTAGGAGAAGAACTGACCTCGAAAACCGCAAAGATGCCAGCGGAATATAAAGAGTCACTTGACGCGATGAATACCCGCGTTAATAGCCTCATGGACTTGATTAACGAGGAGCGTATTGCACGCGCGCGGCCTGGCTTTGCAGAGGAAAAGAAAGAGAAGTCTCCTGCCCGGAAAGCCTTTTTGAAGGCACTCCGGAAAAAAGGCGATTTGTCTTTCTTGAGTGCAGAGGAAAAGGCGCTTATTGTGCCTGACCTTATGCCTACTGAGATGAAAGCTTTGTACGCTGGAGACGCCACAACCGGCGGCTTTTTTGCCAGTACCGACTACATGGCAGAATTGCAAGCATATAAGATCCTCATTTCCCCGATGCGCGGGGCGTGTCGTGTACAGGCCACTTCAGGCGAACGTGTGCAAATGCCTGCTCTGGCAAATGACACATCGGTCTACTGGGCGACTGAACAAAGTACTTTCACTGACAGCACTGATGCGACTGTAGGCATGATTAACATTCCTGTGCACGAACAGCGTGGCCTGGTCCGTATCTCTGAACAAAACCTTGAAGATTCCCTTTTTGACATCGAATCATTCATTAAGGAACGTCTGGGACTCAAGTTTGCACAGGCAGAGGGTACTGCGTTTGTTTCAGGCACAGGCGTCGGGCGTCCCCGTGGCTTCTTGAGCTATCCTATCAAGGCGTCAAGCGGTTATAGTGGTGGTAGTGCGGGTAAGAACAATGTTATTGACGCTATCCCGTATGTTCCCTCTGGAGTGGCCGGTAACCTCACAGCAGATAGCATCCTGAATGTATTCATGGATCTAAAATCAGCCTATGCGCCCAACGCTACGTATGGCTTTACACGCGCATCACTTAATACCATTCGTCTGTTCAAAGACTCCATGAATCGCCCATTGTGGCAACCATTTGCCGCTAGCAATTTGCCTTCAACTGTCTACGATAGGCCGTATATCGAATTGCCAGACATGCCAGAAATCGCTGCCAATGCCTATGCAGTGGTCGTAGGAGATTTCAAAAATTACATGATTGTTGACCGCGTGACCATGAACATCCGTCAGTTGAACGAACTGTACGCAGCTTCTGGACTGGTCGGTTTCATCGCT